CTTGCCATCAGCCGAAAGGATGTTCCCTTTCCCATCGTACTTGACCTTCTTGATGTCAAATTCGTCAGGCTTTGGTGTGTGAGTCACACTCAAATAGTCTTGATCTTGCCGCTGCCTCGGCTGTCTTGGTTCCTCTTCCTGTTGCCGTCGCTGCGGTCTCGCATCTAACTCGTCAACGCCAGTATCATCATCACCAGCGTCTAACTCGTCGTTATCATCGCCCTCAGTCTCGTGTCCTTCGTCGTCGAAGTTCAAGCCCTCGAATGGGTCTTCACGATCCATGCCCAAGTCGTCAGCACTCAAACCGAGTGAGTCCTGCACCACTGATGCTGCCGTCTGTCTGTCAACTGGTTGTCTCGCCATATTCCTGATCCTCTAGCGGTTTGTTACGGTGCGGGCTGTTGTTGAACTTGTTGCGGAGGCGCACCACCACCCGCACCAATCTTGCTAAGCAGGAACTGCTTGATCTGTTCATCAGGCACTCCCTGCTGTTTCATTTGTACGACTTTCTGCTTATCCTCTGGCGGCAACGACATCAACTTCTGTTGTATCGCATCGCCCTCCATGTCTCCTCCTCCCCCTTCTTCTCCTCCTCCTCCCGTCGATACACCTTTCTGCATCTGAGCCTTGGCCTCTTCCCTCAACATATCCCAATCTTCCGGCCTGACATTCACTTCCGTAAACGCCTGCTCCAGCACCCTCAACATGATCGTCATGCTTGTGACTGGCGCGGCACTGGCGAACTGACCAATCGTCTGACTGACCTGAATGGCCTCTTTCTTCTTGAAAGCGCTATTCGGTTTCTCAGTTGTTCCCGCCACGCACTCCATGTTGAAATTCGCTCTAAACTCGTCGATCCCCATCTCCTTCCACTTCTTTGCCTGAGCCTTCCCAACCAAGCCCGCGACATCCTCCGTCGTGTAGTTCTGCACACATAACTCCGCAAGCGCACTAGCGAAGTCGCTAACCGCATCCTCGATCACATCGATCTTCGCACCGACTGCCATCCTCGCGGCATCTTGATACGATTGCACCGCAGCTTCATTTGTGTTCGTCTTATACTGCGTCCCCCTGAGCGCATCACTGGTATTGCTGATCCTGTTGATCGTATTCAGGATCGGCTCCTTATTGAACAGCGGTGCCATATCCTGACCGAACGAAGGCGGTATGAACGCCTGTATCATGTCCTTGATTGACTTCTCTCCTGCCCTCACGCCAAGCACATTCAATTCATGCTTGCCCTCTCCCCTAACCGCCTGCAAGAACTTCTCAGCCTGATCCTTATCCACAACGTCACTATTATAAAAGAAGTAATTGAACACGCTCCTCCTGATCTTACTTACCTGCCGATTGATATCATTAATTTCATCCTGCTGATCCAGATAATAAGCAGTCTCGCCAACGCTAACCAATCCACCTGTGGACATACCAAAGCTGATTATGAAATACGGAAAGAACCGCGAGATCATCAGCGGATCGTCCCAAACCCAAAGCGGCCACGTCCAATCATCCTTATGGAACAACATGACTCTCCTTAGCGTCTTGTCCCATACCAGATAACATTCCGTATAATATAGGTTCCTGTACGCCGCTCTCTCTGGTGTTTCATGTTGCGCGACCTGTGCAACCTGTTCATCCACTGACAACGCATCAAGAACCATGCCTAACCCATCGTCTCTCTGTGCTCCCGTTGTAAAGCTGGCCCTATGTGTTGGCTTGTACACCAGCACTCTTCCCTGATCTCCTTCCCCCTCGTCATCCTCACACGGCTGCGTGAACTGTGCGACCAACGCCGCAGTCTTAAAGAATATCCGCTCGGACATCCACTTGGCATCCATGCCATCCTGATCTTCTGTCTCCGGATCAATAAGCAAGTTATGCGACAACACGTTACTCATACGCGGACCACTCTTCTCAAATACCTCCATCTGACTCTCTAATGCTTCAATCTTGCCGTAAATCTCCTCTACCTCCTTACTATCCTTGCACTCCGCCAATTCCTTCGTCATCTTCTGCAACTCTTGCATTGCAAACTCAACACTGTCATCCTTCTTGGTCCAGTCGATCTTGAGCACACCAAAGTTCGTCAACAGCCCAAAGCCCGCTGCCCTCTTGATCTTTGGCTTGGCATTGAGCAAATTCTTGCCCCTCATGAGTACATTAAGCAAACTCTTCATGACGGACACAAAATCGTCATCCTCTTTATCCACTGTATTGACTGCGATATCCGGGTCTTTCCCATAAACCGCAGGCAGCATCACATTCAAGTTGCTGTAAACAATGTTCTCCGTACTGTCTCCCCTCTTGAATAACCCCTTGCTCGTCCGCAATTCCGACGTCTGGTTGTTATTATAATACATCATGGTCTGGTCCCATGCCTCATAGACTGCCTCATAGGCAACCTTGGCAGCGTCCAGTTTCTTCTTCCACATCTGCCCCGTAGCTTTGGATATCGCTATCCTCGACCCCTTGTATATCCTGTACAAGGGAGTCTCGGCCTCTGGAGCCTTCTCTTTCATATGAGCATCGACGTCAAAGACTTCGTTGGTATCGTTGCCTACTGTTGGTTCGTCATCTAACGTCGCCATGCTCTGCTCCTGTGTGACTCACACACTATCTCTCAGGTTTTGTACAATTACCTTGCTTATCACAAAACTCGTTATGTTCAAGTAATTGCTTCTTCGTCCCCTCTGTCAAGACGTCTCGTCTCGAAGGCTCAATGTACTTGAACCCTGCACTACTAGTCCCGCATCCACTTATCAAGACGCTTATCAACAGCACGCACGTCAAGTTTCTGTACTTCATCATGAGTCTCCTGTCTCACTCCTACCGCCCTCTCGTCGAGCCTCTTCTGCATCTCCTTCGCGTCTCTGAACCCCCTGTTCCTCCCGAATACAATGGCCAGCCCAACGGCAAGTAAGAGGCCAATCACATACTTGGTCCAGTTTGGGAGGATGCGCCAGATAACAAGTAGGGTAGGACCGAAGAATACCCACAACGTTCCTCCTATTACCGCGATCCCTATGGCATACACATACCATGGGATCATATTCTTGATGAAGTCCCACATATCAAACTCCCTGATCTTGCCACTTCTTGACACGCTGCCATATCGTATATGCAATCGCGACCATGCTTACACACACGGCTCCCATCGCTATATATCCCCAATAATTTGATGGCACTCCAAGAAATGGCCTTGCAACTTCAATGATTGCTCCTGCATTGTCTTTCGCAATCGTGATCGTCGTAACCGCATCCGCAGCCTGTTGCGAAATGTCCTGCACCTTCGCCGTGACATCCGCAATACTAGTCTGCGTCGTCGTAACGTTTGCATTCTCCGCACCCTTCGATATGGCTGCAATCCCTGTCGATGCAGCCGTACCAGCCGCCCCTTGCAATATCTTCGACTGGAACAGGCTCGTATGTCCCTCCGTCGCAGCACCCCTCGGCGTCCATGCAGCTTCGTCAATGTCCGGCAACTCTGCCTTCCACTTCCTCAACCACACCGTTCGATCCGCTAGACCATTCGTTCCCCCATTCACCCTCCTCGTGACCATCGTGATGTTATCCTTCCTCGCATACGGCAATACCCCTAACTTCACGTACTCACTCACGGCAACCCTAAAACTCATCGCCGGGTCTTCAAGCAACTCCGGATGGTCCTCTAGATCGATCCCATGCCTCAATCCCATCGCTCTATGCGACGCCCTTCCCGTCAACTGCCCAAACCCATTCCCCCTGTACTTGTACCCATCTCCCACTTGCGTATTCCCCAACTCCTTCGCCTTGCTCCTATTCCCTAACCCGTACACTCTTTCCGCTAATGCTTTCGGATTATTCGCCAGCGTTGCTGCTTCTCCTACTGTCACTTTCGCTGAGTGTATACCAACGCCAAAAATTTCCATTATCCTCTTTGCCGAGTAGTTCATATTCTCTCGGCCAATCGTTCCTCCTCCACATTCATGACTGACCTGCGCCATGATATGCGCAATCTCCTGCGGCGTCTTGACTCCTTCCTCTTCAAACACATCCATTGCCACACCACTGACAGCTTGCCTCACTCTCGTTGGTGCCTTATTCCAAAGCTTGTTTAACGCTTCCGTAAAATTCTGACTAGTCATTTCATCTCTCCTGATTAGCCTGCCATAAAGAAGATCAAAGCACCGATTGAAATCAATGCCCAAGTTCCATTATTAAAATACCAAGCAGCAGCCAAACCACCCGGTAAACACAACGCCAAGACAATCACAAGTGCTCCAACGAGCCATTTCATAATTGTGTCTGTGTGAGTCACACACTATCTCCTTCTATTCTGATATTCTTTTTCACTCATACCTGTGTTCTTAATAACTCTAACTGCCTTATCGTCCCAAATCTGAATGCAATGAAAATCCTTAACATTCGTCACTTCTAGTTCCTGACCTATATTTTCCACACACCATTGCTTAATCGCTTTAACAACTTCATTCTTAAACTCTTCATCCTTATGTGAAATCCTCGCTGTGAATACTCTAACTTCTTGTCCTTTTGCTAACCATCCCTTAACTCTGTTCACCATCACCATGATCGGTGCGCCCATCGTCACACCATTATCTTGCCAAACCATGAGCGTTCCATCTAGATCAACCGCAATCCATCCCTTACTCATGCTGCATCGTCCACTTCATGCCAAAACATCCACTGCGGCGGCAACGCACTCGCTGGCACTTCTATTTCACTCGCATGCGGTAGATGGCTCAGCAGATACTTAGTCGCATCCATCGCGTGATCATTTCCATCCAACGGCTCGTCTACTATCTGCCCAAGCGGGTTCCTCTTCCAGTAATACGCCGTGATCTCATTCTCGAAGAAATCATCCTCTAGATCGTCAACGACATACAGTAAGCTACTCCCTAGCTCCCCTGTCACAGGATGCGGAATATCATTCCTCCCCGTTATGTATCCAGTGACCTTCGCGATCCCGGTTATAATGTCATTGCTCGCCGGTCTCATATACAACTGATATTCATCCCTGAATACAGTTGCCAATGCCACACCTGTATCCCGCATACCAGCAATCACCATCTTCTTAAATATAGCTGGATCGGCTTCGATGGCCCTTGTGAAATCCAGATTGTACGGCATATAGTTATCCCGTTTATCTCTGATCTCAGCGGGTTGCAAGGTATAGCCAAAATTTGGCCTGTAGTAACCATCGATGATAATGACACGTCCCCAATCGTCCACAAATGCGAGCACGTAACAACTCGGACTAACCAATCCAAAGTCATAACTTTCCACGATCTTGACATTGACGTGCCTCTTCAAACAGTCGTGAAGATGCTCCATAGCTTGCACCCTCGTAAGCACATTCCTTTCCCTGCTATACTCCCCATACACCAGTCCCTCATACGCAACATACTTGCCCTCTAAGTACCTCTCCTTCATCTGGCCTCTGTACATACTCTCCAGAGTAGCCATGTAATCCCGCGTGAGGTTCGCCGCGTTCGTATATGTACTGCCCTCAAACAAATCGATGATCGGCAGTCCCGTATCCGCATCCACAAGCAAATTCGGTTTCTTGATCCCGCTCTTTTTCCATATCAGATACGGCTGTACGATCTGCTTGAAGAACCAGTTCGGGCTCGGGTTAGCCGTAACCACCAACCAGCGCGGCCCACTACTCGGCATGCTCGGGTCTTCCGGCTCCCCCGCAGGCGGCCGATACGGCGTGACACCCCTCAACCGTCCCGCTAAATCCAGAAAATCCTTATGCGCAATACCGGGGTCTTCAATCTGATCCACCACGATCCAGTCATACGTCGCAGACAGCAAATTACTACTCGTTGATCCATCCGGACTCTGCTTACCCCTCTGCGCAATATACCGGAAATTGACAATGCTTCCATTCACCATGTAGCACGTGTTGTCCTCTTGCGTTGGCATCTTCTTGATCCAATGCCTCGGACACCACTTAAAGAACTCCTTCCTGATCGTATCGTTCAGTTTCGGATACGTTTCTCTCGCGATCAGCCCGTTACTACCGGGATAATCCTTGATCAGCCTCAACGCCTTCGTCACAACAGCGGCAGTGGTCTTGCCATTCGCAAAACCACCGCCAAAGATTTGCACCTTCGCCCTGCTCTCGGCGAACTGCCACTGTAAACTGCCTCTTTCTAATCTATAATTCGGCATTCACACACCCGACGTTCCTGTGATCGGCGTCCCCGTCTGGAACACCCTCACATAACCCACTTCCATCACTTGATCGTTCAGTGCTACAGCCGAAGTCCAATTCGTCGTCGGCCATCCACCACCAATCGCTAAGTTCAATATGACCGAAGCCAATCCTGCATCCACCCCTGCATTCTTCCACTCGTATACTCTCTGGACTACTGGCTCTCCATCCAGATACAGAATAATCTGGTCCGCTTCCCAAAGCATGCCATAGACATGCCAATCATCAAGCATATACGTCGCTGACATACCCCACGCCCGCCAAAACGAGTATGTCGCATTGTAATACTTGTCCCGCCACCTTGTTCCACTATCCACAATGTTATGCACGTTGCCACCGTGCACCATGCTGGCGAACTCGTTCACGTCTGTCCTCACATACTCCATGATATCAATCTCAGACGGATTACTCTGTCCAAGTATCCAGAACGCGGGCCATACCCCAAGCCCCGGCGGGAATTTAATCCTCGACTCCAAATATCCATATTTGAATGTCGTCCTTGACCTAGCCATGCTAGAGTCAAAAACTGGATATGTGATCCCTCCTACTGGAGCATGTCCAGTCGTTCCCGGTCTCGCGTGTCCTGTAAGCTTCAAACTCCCACCACTCACGATATGATTGTCAATATACCTCTGCAATTCATCGTTGTAATGGTCAAGCGTTCCACCATTATCCTTGTGCCTCTTCCACCATTTCGCGGTATCCAGCACCGATCCATCAAATTCGTCACTCGCTCCAGCCACAAGCGTATAAGTCTTGCCATCATCCGGCAGAAATCCAACCCCTGCAAGCGCATCTCCAATTCCAGCCTTCTTAAGCAAAACTAATTTGTGACTGTGCGGCCCATAAAGCACCATATGCGACACTTGCCTAAACACAACTGCCAACGACCCCACCGACGCCGTAATCACATTCTCCCTCGGCGTC